TATATAAGGAGGAGCGGCTAGTATTACCCGCTCCTCCTCGCACTTCCTCCTCGCACCTGACGTCATCATTATGTCCTCTTTTAAATGGTGCTTCACTCTGAATTATTCCTCCGCAGCGGAGCGAGAAGACTTTCTCGCTCTTCTGAAGGAGGAGGATGTTCACTACTCTGTCGTCGGCGACGAAGTCGCTCCGGCCACCGGCCAGAAGCACCTCCAGGGATATCTATCCCTGAAAAAATCAATTCGCCTCGGCGGATTGAAAAAGAAGTATGGCTCCCGTGCTCACTGGGAGATTGCGAAAGGAAGTGACGAACAGAATCGCAGATACTGTTCGAAGGAAACCCTAGTTCTTGAACTGGGTACTCCGGTGGTTCCTGGTTCGAAGAAGCGCAAGCTTCTCGATAGATTCAGAGAGAGCCCTGAGGAATTGAAGATGGACGATCCATCCAAGTATCGCAGATGCTTGGCAGTGGAATCAATTAAAGATGCCAGAATTAATTCCGAATGGGTTCACGAACTAAAAGAATGGCAAAATAAATTAATTCAACACATCGAAGGTGTTCCTGATGATCGAAGTATCATCTGGGTATACGGTCCCAACGGAGGCGAAGGAAAGTCAACCTTCGCAAGATATCTATCATTAAAACCCGGATGGGGATATATCAACGGTGGAAAGACGTCGGATATGATGCACATCATAACGATGGATCCTGATAATCATTGGATTATTGATATCCCCAGAAGTCATTCAGATTATCTGAATTATGGCGTTATAGAACAAATTAAGAATAGAGTTTTAATAAATACAAAATACGAACCATGTGTGATTAGAAAAGATGGACAAAATGTCCATGTAATTGTTATGGCAAATGTGTTGCCTGATTATTGTAAAATTTCAGAAGATAGAATAAAAATAATTAATTGTTGAGAAAGGAAACTTCCTCCGCAAGCAATCAAAAAGCACGTGGACCCCACACGGTAGCTTGCAGAACACGCTATCATTAAATGCATCAGAAAATCATTATAATTAATAAATCTCTTATTGGGCCGCAGGCCCATGTAAGGCCCATTACTTAATGGGCCGACCTCCTCGCAC